CGATGGCTTTAGAGGTTCGGCCCATAACCTTGGACATTTCGGCAGGGCTTTTGCTTTGGGCGTGGAGGTGAAGCATTTGCTTTTCGTCGGCTTCAGTCCATCGGGAGTTGTGCTTGTTCATGTTGTTGCGTTTTCGTATTCTTTCATTTGTTCAAAGTCCTCTGAAGGTGGCGTCACCTCCATCCAGTAGTCCGGGGCTTCGGACCAGCCCGGAATGTTCCACCCGCCCTTATATTTCAACAGGGCGTAGAATGGAACCCTCTCTTGGCCTTCATCTTTTTGTAGCCAGCATGCCATGTAAAGGCCGTCGTCCTTGGGCTGGCCTGTGCTCCATTTAAAGTTCCAACCACTCACGGCTCGACCTCGTTTTTAATTTGACGACGAGCCTCAAGCGCAAGCCGTGCGTACTGCATGACCTGTTGGTCGTAGTTAGGTGCGCTTGCGTCCGCAACTTGCATTGCCACACCGACGGCCCACGAAGCAATGATGCCCTTGGTGTTGTCTGAGTTCGATCCACCACCTGCAAAAGGTTTTGGTAGACCGTTGAATCCCGGCTTGTCGAGGCGTAGCTTCGTGCCGTGATGCGTGCTTTGCGCCGTGTACTCCACGTCGTCACCGACGTTCCACTTGTTCGGCGTCTTGCAGTTGACGGAGCCGTTAGTGCCGTCGTCAAGTTCGACGTCAAAGGCGTACATGAGTCCGTGGCTTCCTTGCCACGTTGGGGGGTTTGCGGGTTCAATCCGCGAAATTTTGGCTTGTGCCATTGTTTAGGGGTTTATAGTTACGACCTCAAAGCCCTGTGCCTTGATGCCTTTAATTACTCTGTCTCGGTTGTGTTCGCCACGGAACCACCACCGCGTGATGTAGTCGCGGTCAGGGTGCTGGGTGTCCAGGTATTGCGTGTAACCCATATCCTCCATGCGCTCAGGCTTGAAGATGCACCCGTTGTCGGGCATGAACACGGAGGGCAAGTCGAGGGCGTCCTTGACGACCGTCTCTCCGCTTTTCTTCTCGTAGTGGTCTTTCATTTTGTTTCCTTTTGAGACGCTTGTTCGATCTTGTGCGAATCCAACAAGTGTTTGGCAATTTCGTGGTAGTTGACGTTTGCCACAAAAGCGTCTGCGTACATACGCACAAGGCCGTGGCAATTGCTGTCATGAGCGTCAAGACATTCGTCGACACACACCAGCAGTCCATCCTTTAGTGCTGATAGAATGTCGTCGTCTTCGTCGCCGTCGGCTTTCATTTCCTCAATCAATGCGAGGTAGTATTCCTCGTTGTCCTGAATAATTTCGAGGTTGACGCGCCACGTTGCGTAGTTCGTCCAGCCGTTGTAGGTGTTGTCGCTCATTTTGCGTGGTTTTTAATTTCTTTCTCAAACTTTTTCCAAATGCGGTCGTATTGAACCTTAAACCGGTCGGCTTCTTCCGGGGATTTGAACCAATGACATTGCCACAACCAGTCCAATTGCCTTTTGAACTCGTTTGCGTCGCGTTCGATGGATTTGGCGGTAATATGCTGGATCCACTCGTTGTAGTCCTTGGCGGGGTCTTCAGGCATGACCGTGTGGGAGATGCCGTTGGGTTTTAGGGTCTTGTCCATTTGTTTTGGATTATTCATGTTCGTAGTCGCAATGTTCGAGGCACTCGGTGCAAATCGGGTTGTCGGGGTCGCACGGCGCGCCGCAACAATCGCTGATGGCTCCCATCGGTAGGTCAATCATGGTCGTGCCTGTTGCAGTTTCTCCAGCATGTCGTGAAACCTCTTGGGGACTTTGTATCCCTCCTGTTCCATGTGCTCTGGGAGCTTTCCGCCCTTGACCTCTGCCCTGTCTGTAAGGCCGTGTCGTTCGGTCCAGCGGTAGAGCCACACCTCGCAGTTGTCGTCGGCAATGTGGTATCCAAGTTCTTGCTTGGTCTCCGCCGTGTCCCAGTCGTCGCGCTCGATGTCGTAGACGCGCCATTCGTAGTCTGCCATTGTTCAGGAGTTGAATTGAAAATAGATGATGTTACGGATAAAGGGGTCTTCGGTGCCGAACTCTTGGCTCAGGGTCTCCTTCATCTCCTTGCGGTTGTAGCCCGCCTTGTAGAGGTCCCAGTAGCTGGCACGGATGGCTTTCTTGATGCCGCCGTAGCCTTGTTGGGCAATGATGGCTTTGATGTTGTCAGGAGTAGGTCTCATTGCTCGGCGTATTGCTTGCGTGAACCTTTGTCGTTGCTTGCCATGTACTCCCCGCCAAACATGATGGCAAACAATTCCTGGCTTTCATCGGCGGTGATTGTCTTGGCGGCTTGCTTGGCTTGCAACGCCTTCACCCTTGGGCGGATTTTCTTGAATTCTTCGTAGGTCATCGGTGTGATTTATTGTTTTTACAGCACTAATATGGGGGGCAAATTTCTTTTCGCAAACAAAAACCGAAAAATTTTTTGCCTAAAAAAAAGAAGCCCCCGGCGTTCCGGAGGCTCCTCGACTGAAAAAACAAATGATTCGACCACCTGATGGCCGAGTCTAATATACTACGAGGCGTCCCTCACTTCAACGCGGTATTCGTCCCTATTTTCCACAAAGCGCACCCACCATCCTCCAAGGGTTGGCGTATTGAACCCTTTCTCGGTCGCCCAACCTGCAAAGCGGTCCCCGAGTTTTTTGTAAGATCCAAGGCGCATGATGTAGCGCGTGCTTTGTTCGAGCTTCATTTTGAGGTTAATGCGATCGACCGTCACAGGGTGATACCACTTGTTGTGGTCGTGACCGCGAACAATGAAGTCGGCGTCAGGGAATTGCGCGAGGTCGAGGTCGTTGTTGAGCACACCCTTTGAGCGTTTCGCGTTGCCGCCATACCCGTGGTGGTAGTGTACGAGGAAACGCTTGCAACTTTTGCCACCACGATGACACGTCATTCCAAGCCAGCCGGCATAACCGCCCGTCTCTACCCTTCCCCCTGCACCGTTGATGATTTGAGCCACCCTGTCGATGGGGGAAACCATCATGCGCTTCTCGATATTGGTTTCGTGGTTGCCGCGTGAGATGAACCGGATGACGTCCTTGTATTCGGCGAGCTTCTCGCCCACGTCCTGTATAACTTCGTCGACGTAGGTGCACGACTTGTATTCGGGGCGCAGTTCGGAATAGTTGCCCCGAGGGTCGAAGCGTCCCTGCATGAGGTCAAAGAGGTCACCAAAAATGAAAACGCCGGCCCCAATGCGTCGCGCCTCTTCGAGGTGGCGGTGCAAGAGTGACCGGTCGCATTTGACGCTGTCGTAGTGGACGTCCGAGATGAACAAGAGGTTCTTGTCCGTGCCTCGCTTTTTGAAGTCAAGGTCGACGTGGTGGACGGTCCGGCTCTTTCTTAGTATGTCCAAAGTACGTTGGGTTTTTTGTTTTTGTCCATGTCCGCGTGGATGAAGTTCTCGGCCACTCCAATGCGATTGAATCCGGCGTCGAGCAATGCCTCAACCATGAGGTAGCGGCGTTCGCTGTTGTCGACGCGCAGGTCAACCGCGAGGCCCAAAAGATGGCTGGACCGGGGCGACCCTCCGACGGCTCGGTTGTGTGAGATGGTCCTCACCCCACTCGTCACTACAAACGGGAAACCGGCAAGGTCACGTGCGTTCTCCAACGCTTCAATGACTGCCGGCTCCATCATTTCGCCTGACCCCGGTTCGTCGGGGCTGTCGAACTCAGAGATCTTGAAATACTTATACATTCAGAAACCTTTTTTGGCAAGCAAAATTTTGAGCTCCTGAATGCCTTCGACGCATTCCTTCAACATACCCTTGAGTTCGTTCTGATCGGACTCCAAACGGTACACGCGGCCCTTCAATTTTGCCACCTCTGCGTTGAAGTTCACCCAAACACCAATAATTGCCACCAAAGCCGGCACTAAAGTTATTAACCCGTCCATGTTCATTTGCGTGTTTTTGGCTTCGCTTTGTCCTTCTCCTGTTTGGCAAGCCAAGCGCGCAAGGCCGCCTCATTTTCTTTGCGTGTCATTCGTAGAGCTTCCGAGCCAAATCAGGGTCAACGCCGTCGTGACCAATGCTAATGGTCATTCCGTTTTGATAGTACGCCGTGCGTTGTGGCAACATGTCGGGCGAGGTGTTCGACGTGTACTCGGGAAAGCTCGTTTGGTTGTGACACAAGTATTCGACCATGCGCGTGGTGTAAAACTGTGCATTTTGTCGTGCGTTCTCGATTTCGCGGTGCAGGTCGTCCGGGCCGATGGCGGCCGTGTTCTCTGCCGTGCGAATCACCAACCCTCCGTTGTCCAATTTGACGTACAAATTCGGCAACATTTCGACCATTGACCACCACGCGGTCGTCTTGCGGACGTAGTCGTCCAGAAGCGTCTCATAAACGCCCGAGGGACCGCTACCGGCTACGTCACTCTTGAGCTTGTTCAAGAGATCAGTGCCGAGGTATTGTTGGAGGTACTTGTCTTGCGCCAAAATGATAGCGGGAACCATGACCGCTTCCTCAACCGCCCCGTTGAGTTGGGTGATGCGCTTCAGGTAGTCAGGGTTGACAAAGAGAACTTCTGCTGTGAGTGCCATTTATTGCGGTGTTGTCCAGTTCTTAGGTTGAAGGAATCCACGGTTGACCATGTCGCGAGGACGCTGGGCGACCTTGGGGTCGTTTTGTTGCATCGGTGGCAACCCTGCCTCCCGAATGATTGCACGGGCGCGGTTGACGCTCACCTTTTTGTTGTTGCGGCGTAGGTAGGTGCGACGCTCCCAAAAGTGCTGGCAAGACCCACCGCCCTTATACAGCCAAATGTCGTAGGTGCTTTCACCCTTTGGCGACCATTCGCCGTTCACGCCGCGCCGTGATGCGGCGTCAATGTCCTCCTTGCGCCACACTCGGTCGCCAGCGTTGACCATGCGCTTGCAAAAGTCGCGGCTCTCGTTGCCGTTTTTGCCTGTGACCTTTGGCATATATGCGTAGCGCACCTTGATGACAGCGTTGTCTTGCTCCTCAGAGGCCGCTTGTGGCTTGCCGCTTGGCACCGTCGCGAACGTCCACATGGCGTCCTGTTGTGCTTCGGTGTCGTAGTCGACCCGACGGGCGTCGATGAGTTCCCATTCGTCGTCGTTTTCCTCCTCACCCATCTCAATCAGGTAGTCGCACGCAAGGTTCATTACCTCGGCGCTCAATTCTGTATTGGCTTCCGGGTCTTCAACAATCTCGGCATCGGTTTCGACCACTTCAACTGTCACCTTCGCAGGTGTGTCGGCCGCCTCGAGGATGCTTTCAATAGCAACTGCCAAAATGCGCTGGTATGGCTTGACGACCTGCTTGTCAAACAATTCCGATGCAATCGCAAGTTCTTGAGTGGTCCCCAGTTGGCCCGCCGTTTTGACGCCAAACATGGCCGAAGACACTACGCGGTGGCCGACCATGATTTTGTCCGACACTTCGGTTGAGAGGAACTGGTATTGCTTGTCCGCATCGGAAAGCGGGAACGGCTCGAAGTCGGGCTTTCGGTCGGGTTGGTCGCTGTAAGTCACAATGAACTTGCCCGCGTTTGTAGCACCGCCAAGTTGGCGCTCAATGTCGTTGCGAATCTTGTGGCGCTCCTCCTGTGACGGCACTCCGTTCTTGAAATGAATGGTAAACGAAGGGGCGAGGCCGTTCTTGATGTTGTTGATGTGGTACGTGCCAATTTCCTTGTCAAGCTCGATGTAGTTGATAGATCCAACGTAGTCGGGCTTAGGGTAGTAGTACGACCCGGGCGAAAATGGCTTGACGTACAAGATTTGATGAGGGTAGTCGTTCTTGTCTTCGGGGTTGAAGCACCGCACCTTCACGGGCTCGATTTGCTTGTTGCTCCAGTCCTCCGAGTAGTAGTAGAACTCGACCTTCTCGTCGTCGTTTACCTCACCCGAACGAATGCGCTCAAACGGGCAGTGCTTCACCTTTTTGATGGAGGTGCGCCCGAGGTTGTACGCAATCTCCAACGCGAAGCCGCCTTGGATTTTTAGGTCGAGGCACGCCTTGCGAATCTCGTCGTCCAACCCCCACTCCTCAAACTTCAACCGAGCCTCAAGGGTGTCGGCCTGCACTCCGTCACCAAAAATCATGTAAGCGATAGACGTGCAAAGCGCGTTGTGAGTCGCGCTTGAATGGTAGAGGTCGATGAGGTACTGCGGGAACATATTGTCGTCCCCGTAATTCATCCAGCCCTCGCGGCTTGAAAACTCCGCGTAGCTCTTGGCTTGGTATTCTTTGAGTTGTAGTAAATCCATCACTCGTAATATACGACGTTGTCAGGGATAGAAATGGTGGGTGTCGTCCATGCGGCCTCGGCGGTCACGCGGGCGGCGCCCGTTTCGCAAATGCCAACCACCGCCGCGTTTGTGGGGTCAGTGTTGGATGAGCTGTTTTGTCCGTACACGGTGTACGTGTAGAGGCCGGACTGGGTGATCAGAACCTCACCGGCCGCATCGGCGTCCGTCGGAAGGTCGAACTTCGTCTCTCTCGCGTTGTCGACCGACGTGTTGAGCACCGCCGCGTGGCTTGCCTCGGTGGCTTCGTTCGTTAGGACGATGAGGTAGTGCGTGAACGTGGCGAGGTACTTCCGCGCTTGGTAAGGCGAAAGGCTGACAACGTTCGAGGCGGCGTTTGGTGTGAGGTGAATCATGGTAGTATCAAAAAAGGGGAGAGCCAACGCCCTCCCCCTCCTTTTGTAACTATAAACGGTCCCAAGGCTTTGGCCCGGTGTTTATTACGGTGTGACGTTGAAGTCGACGTTACCAGCGGCTGCACTTGTAGCATCAAGGAAAGGAGCCGGGATAGCCTCCTCGCCTGTGAACTCCAAGGTAAAGCCATTGAGGTCGCCCAAGGCTGTGCCTGACGCGATTGTGCCGCCTGTCATTTCAGCGCCACGAGTATGTCCAATGACGAAGTAGTTGTCGTTCATGTCCTGCACCACCACCGCGAGGCGGCCCTTAGCGAGGTTCTGAATCTCTACAATGTCAGCGGCTACCGGCTTGTTGCAAACCAATGAAAGCACCTGAGAGTAGAAGACCGTGCCGTTCTCGACCGATGCGTTTACGGTTTGCGTGAGGCTTGACGTATTCTTAGGGCTTACGAAGTCCTCCAAGGCCAATGATGCAGTGCTGTCGTCAATTTCACCGGGTGTCGTTGCGCCTACAGCGCCCCAAATGCCGTCGGTGAATGGTCCAATCCAAACCTTTTTCACACCTCCGAGGGCGTCGCGGCAAGGTAATGACCGTCCTGTAATTGTAAGGCTACAAGCCATGATTTCAGAGGTTGAGAAGATGCAGGGGAGCCCTTTCGCTCCCCCGCGTTCTTCGGGTTAATCTTACGATGTGCGGCGAACGACGGCCAATGAGCCAGCGTCCACAATCTGCGTTCCACCGCTGAACTGCATGATGACGCGAGTCACGTCGTCACCGGTCACGTCGCGGAGGTTCAAGATGCTCGCGTTCACGTGGTCAGTCAACAAGTCGGTACCGAAGTACAACTGGTTGGGATTGCAGAAAATGATGGTGTCGTTAGGCATACCTGAAGGGGCCACAATGGGGAACCCGAGGTAAGTCAATGGACGAGCGTCGCCCAAGAAAGTTGGTGAGAACGCGGCCGCAGATCCCTCACCGGGCACGACGCGATCCACCAAACCGGACATGGCGCGTTGCAACATGAACAAGGACTTCTTGCTCATGTAGATGACGGCCGAGTTGTCGCTTTGAATTTCGCTTGGTGCGTTATTTACAATCGCATCCAAGTGAGTCAAGATGCCTGTTGCAGAGGCGTTGTCAGCGGTGAAAGCACCAGCGACTTCTCCGTCGTAACCAGCAGACGCTGATTGGTCGACAATTTGGTGGCACAAACCATCAAATGCATCACCCAAGATTCCACCACCTGACAAGCTCGAGTCCGTTGGATCGAAGTTACCGCCCCACAAGTTGATTTCAATGGTCTCAGCGACCTTGGCGGCCACGTACTGAGCGACGTAGGTTGTGAAGTCAGCAGGTGCGGCGCTGTTTTGGCCGTTCATCTGCATGCCTTCCCAAGTGGCGCGGAGGTCGTCGTTGCACACCTGCTCATTCACCTTGAGTGGGCTGGTAGACAAGACAGCCTCGGTCAATGCGAGTTGACCGGAAGATGGGGTTGCAAAAGTGCAGTCCTGAGCTTGGATGGCCGCGCCGGAGAACTTCCGGAGGACGGCTTTGCTGTGGACGTTTTGCATCACGCTCACGAAGTTGTTCGCGATGGTGTCTGCTGACAGGATTGCCGCCGCCACGTATGGGCGAGCCG